AGTATCACGTAAGAAATATCCATCCACAATATTATTATTTTGCTCAGCAATCATATCATATAGCCTCTTATCATTTGCTGCGCTTCCTGGTAAATCTCCACGTTCGGATGTAAAGTTATCTACAATCATTCCTTTCTCCAACATTTTTTCTGCTAGAGAATCTGCTGCATATTTTAAAAACTTGTCATTTTCAAATAATTTATCAAAAATTTTATTAAATTCATTAGCATGAGCTCTTGTTCCAGTAGTCAGTTTCTCATACTCTTCATTAAACGTAAATTCTTCATCCATTCTTAAAACTCCTTTCTAAAAGATTTCATCCATATCAAAAATGAATTCCATATCATCATCCTTGCCCTTTGGAAGAAAAGTTTTATATGCAACTAAATCGCCTTCTTCATCAACAAGCCCTTGTTCAGATATATTTTCATTGGCCAATTCTGTTTTTTCTAATTTAGCTGTATATCTGGCTGTAGTTGTAACTGGATAACTATGACTTTCTATTGTCTTTTCCAACAAAAAACCCTTTAGCTGTGTTTCCTCTCCAGTTGGTTCTATTACTTGGCCACCACCACCTATACCCCCATTTCCAAATACCATTTTTGTGATACGTGGTAATGTTGCATCTCCAGTATGCGCTTTACAAAGTTTTTCTCTTCCTTTTTTTGTTATAACTCCTTGTGCCATACTTACTCCTTTCTAAATTACAAATTCTTGTATTTCTGCATCTAATAATCGACTTCCATCTAACACTTCTGTTCCATCTAGGTACCATAAGTCTTTCTCTATTCGCAAATTACTTTGTGTATTTGCATTTACTTCGTGACTACTGCTTGTAGTAAATACCAGGTTGTCTGCCAGCTGATTGACTATATTTGATGCAGTTCTAGTGCCTATATTAATAGTTTTTGTTGTAATAACTTCTGTATTTGCCAAAAACTCACTATCTAAACTAATGTCCTTTTGTAACGAACTGCTAATGAGAATACTACTCTCGATCAAATCTGTGCTATCTAAAAATTTATTGCCATCTAAAAACCATGTACCATCTAGTAGCAAATGATGTAAGGCTCTGAAATCAGAAGTGAGCTTTAGCTTTGATATGATCTTAGTTTTTACTTCGAAATTCAAAATCGCTTCTGCTAAAAACAACATCACTAGATGTGCAGGTTTTATATCGCTTATAAATCCTTTCGCTGTAATAAAATCGATCACTTCATCTTCTGCTACTCTACATTTGATTTCAAAACGAAATTCTTCTGGATATTCCACCACTTGTATCATATCCATATCGATTCCAGTCAAATTTTCTATACATTGTTGAATTTTAGCTGGTGTAAATGGAGCAAAAATAGTTATCTTCTGCAGCAGCGCTTGCTTTCTTTCATCAAAAGTTCCTTTTCCTTCCAATCCAAACTTTTGTTCCCAGTACATTAAACTCCAAGAACAAGTTTGCGGAAACCCTTGCTGTGGAAAGCTATTAAATATCTCTACTACATCATCCCATTCCTGCCCCATTACTTCAAATATCCATTTTCCAACATAGGATCTATCATAAAATCCTTGTGTTATATAAGACATCATTCTTTTTGCACTAGAACTATTAGGGAAATTTTCTAAATCCATCACTTTCCCTCCTTATACTACTGATATTTCTACAGTAGTAAAATCTACTGTACCAGTAAACGGAAACGATTCTTTATCTATTACTAGATTTCCTGTATTCCCATCTATTTTTAGGCTATTAAAATCTTTAACTCCTGTTGTGTTACTAAGAATTGCATAAACACGGCTATATCGTAGAACACCTTCTTTTTTAGCAACTTCATAGTATTCTGCAAGGCTAGAAATAAACTCTGTTTTTACAGTTTCAATATTGCCCATTTCATTTAGTGCAATATTGGCAGAGTAATTTATATTTCCTGTAGTCGGTGCCACGACTTCTATACTTGCACCAGCTGGAGCTAAACGAGCAAGAGGATCATTTGGAGCCATGATATGATCATACACTTCTTTTAAAATAGATTCATTTGCAGGCTGTCCATTAGCATCCACGACAATTATTTTCACTTTTCCTCCAACACCAGATGGTGTTGGAACAATCGTGACACTACCTACACCTGCCACTTCCATAGCCCATCTTCGATAATCTGATACATTTCCGATGTAACTTGTACCTTTATTTGCATTTACATCCATAATACGTTCACGAAATGTATCATCGTCTTCTTCCTCTGTTCCACCGGTAATAGGTAATTTATTTGTAATTCCACTTATTCCTGTGATTGGCTTTAGCGCAAGAGCAATGGTTCCTGCTGCTACATTGGAAGAAGGTCCACTCTGAACAGCACGAACTGGTACTTTTGCACTTCCTTCTGTCACTACAACTAACTCTGTACTTTCAAATTCAATGGAAGAATTTGTATCCGTTGCTGGTGTACAGAAAATTGTTCCAACCGCAATCTCAATTCCATCTTCTCCAGTAAGATTTACATGTCCTGTTGCTTTTATTGCTTCTCTTCGTTCTAATCCACAGCTTTTCCCATGTAAATCCAGCCAATCTCCCCAAGCAAATTGAGGAAACATAATCATTAGAATTCTCGGAATAATGAAGTTCATGATTTCTGCCTTTTCAATAGCTGTTGGCATCGTAAAATCATACGGAAATCCTCCTGGCATATCATCAATTCCCTCTGGCAAATTTGCCATCATTCGCTCTTGTATTTCCTCTTCTGAATTACCCTCTACAAAATCAGGATTAGTAAATTCATATTCTGCCATAATATTCCTCCTTCCTATATCGTTACCTCAAACTCCTCATCTTGTTCTATTCCTTTGACTTTAAATGTACAAATGACCTCATCCGCATTCCAGACAAAAGAAAAATCCCGAACATACTCTGTTCTAGGATTTACTGTTAAAGCCTCTGTAATAGCTCTTTCTATTTCTAATTCTACTGCTTCCTGTTCATCTTCTTCAGTAGCATCTTCCATTTCTGCTCCTATTTCATCTCCGTATGCTAGACAGCTATATCTTTCTGTCATAGCTGTTTTATAACACCACGTCTTAAAAGCTTCTTGGCCAGAACAGAAAACCATTTTATTCGCACCATCTAATACAAAGTCGCCTTTTTCTATATCCCATGCCACACTTTGTTTATACTCTGTGTCATATTCTTCTTCCTGTTCTTCTACGTCTGGAACATCGCTTGTAGGAAATAAAACTTCTTCCATGCTTTCTCCTTTATAGCTCATCTGCTGCCATGACCACATCTGCCACCACAGCATCTGCACCAATCCAAAATACTAAAACTCTATCTCCTGGAACTATACTTTTGATTGAACGACAAACCATATAATCTGCCCTTGGAATTAATTCAGAAAATGTATCTGTCTTTAAATTATAGTTAGAATCAATTTCTCCCAATTCAACCATAATTGGCTGCTCTGCTTGTTTTTGCATTTGTGCCTTTAAAGCAGCAGCTAATCGATAAGCACCACTATTCTTTTCATTCATCAATTTCACCTTCCTAAAAAGTTCCTTCATCAACCCATCCATACACCTTGCTTTTACTGTCTGCATGAATAAGATGATAAGGATGTGCTGCTCCCTGCTTGATAATTGTAATTTTAGCTTTTCCAGCAGCTACAGAATAACCTTTAGAACTTTTTTCACTAGAGATATAATGTGTACCCCCTTTAAAGTCAACAATATCTCCTACTTTATAAGATTTGCTATTGGTGACTTTATTATTGGATACAATAGTCTTATTTGCCTTTTTAAGCTCTAAATCCATTTCTCCAGTGTCCACTTGGTGTCGTATACTTTTGGCATAATAATAATTATTTAGCGTTCCGGCTTTAATATAAATAAGATCGCCCTTTCTAACAAATGGAATATCTGGCAAAGTTATATTAATATCACTTTGTGGATATCCCTGCTCATCTAATATATCTTGGGCTTCTTTTTTGGCATCTGCTAACTTATCGCTTTTACTTTTAATGACAAGCTTTTGCCTTATGCCATATTTATTTGTCTGCCCATTTAATACAGCTTCTACCTTACCTTGTTTCTTCTTAGTGCTTTGTCCAACTACCTTTACTCTTGTTACTAACTCGGATGTACTAATACTGTGTTCTAAAGAAATAACATTCTCTGCTGATTCAAATCGATATACAGGACTATTTGCCCCATAAGGAATAATATCCACCTTGCCTTTATTATCCCTTGGAAAGCATTTTTTTCCACCCTTTTTCTTTGCTTCTTTTAAGATATCCAAAACAATATCTGATAAAGAATCGTTTTGATATTTTAGTTTTCCGTGGGTAACATTTGGCCCTTTATACTCTCCAACTTTAATTCCCCATTTATTAAAAAGTTTTGTAATGACAGACTGTGTTCCAATACCACTAGAATAATACACATTGTCTTGGCTACTTTGAAAATTATAAAGACTATCATATGCTTTACACGAAAACTTTTCATTATTTTCTGAAAAGGAAGAAGCCCAATCCACTACATACCCCCGAATAACCTCTTGTTCCTTTCCTCCTGCTGATGCAAAAAGTATGATCAATGTTCCGGGTTTTATAATACTTGAAATCCTTCCCTTTTCTGTTTTCTTATTAAATACTGTAAATGATATTCTAGCTGAAATCTCTTTTTCAGTTTCTTCCCAACTTAAATTGGTTATAAAGTCTGTAACATTAACTCTCTTCCCTTTCTCATCTACAGCAACTAACCTATATTTTATTTTTGATATATCTATCATACTTATTATTACCTCTACTATGCAGCAGGAATCGTTAATTTTGTTCCAGGATAAATCCAATGCCCATAATCACTATTCTTTTTTCCTCGTTTCTTAGCAGCAGATTCAATTGTTGTTTTGTTAACATTGTATATCTTCTGCCATTTTGAACCAGAGCCATACATCCTCTTCGATATTTTCCATAAATTATCTCCTGTTTGGACTGTGTAACTTTTACTTTTTTTTGCGGATGAACGCGCTGTTGTTTTCTTTTTACCTGTGCCTGTTTTTTTCTCTGAATCCGTATAAATTCGTAATGATTCTGCACTTTCAAACGAAATGCTATACTGGAGATTTCCATATGCTCCATAAGCTGTCGTTTCGAAATCAGCTATCGTAACATCCATATTAACTCCCATTTCCGTAATAATAAGAGTTAAAACAGTCCTTTGTTTCTGCCATTTCTTTAATATTTTCTTACATGTCTGTGGTGCCACCCACTTATTTTTTATCACAATAGCTTCATTTCTTTTTGCCTTACCAAAGAACTCACCTGACCATGAGAGCTGCTCTGGTTCCACGCCTTTTGCTATCTTGACAGAACCACGATTTAACAAAGAATAAGTTTGATAATTTGTATCAACTGATGTTGTTATTTCTTTTGGCATAGAAGAAAAAATAAATTTAGACTTCTTATTTCCTTTTTCTTTCAAATAAATCAATATATATCACCAACCTTATTTTTGAAATAAAAAAGACACCTAAGATTTCTCTCAAGTGTCTTTTTATTACCTATTTTCTACCTGATATATAAATTTTTACATCATCAAATTCTTGGAAAGCATCAATTTCTTTTGATATCGTTTTACCTACTTCAAGATTAAAACTATTATCAACACAATACGTTTCATTATAGTACACCAGCCTATCATTTTTGAAAAATAAAGCTGATGCCTTTACAAATTGTGCTGTTTCATTTCCTGTGTTTTTACAGCTTACAATCACCTTTTTATCCGCTTTTGTAACAGTGGATTCTATTTCAGATGATACTGGAGAATAGTATTTTTCTATCTCTGGAGTTATATCATATACAAATTTTTCAGCTTTATCGCCATCAAAAGAGGTCGATAATACTACTTCATATCCTGATTCTACTGCATATTCATTTATGGTTTGAGCTCCAACGAGTTTTCCATTTTTATCATTTGCTGTAACATTGACATTAAGTGACAAAGTTTGATTAGAATTATTTTTTATAACCATACAATAAATGGTATTATTTATGCTATTAACATAAGAATATTCTGCTATATCTAACTGACTAACATAATCCAC